GTCAATCTGTGCAATGGTGTCACCCATCTTAGCAGTGCCGAAGTGAGCAGCAAACGGAGCGCATGCTTCCTTCAGAAAGCCCAGACCGTATTCATTGACGGTGCCATCCTTCTTGAAAGGAGAGAACATCTGCGTGAACTTCATGCCAACAGCGGCCTGAGATTCTTCAGCAGCGTCCTTGACTTCGTTGACAGCTTCCACTTCATAGCTGAACTTGATGTATTCAGAGCCAGCTTGCGAAGCTTCACGGCTTGCAGTGATGAGCAGATTGTAGTGCCCCGTGGGTGGGCAGCCTACCGGGGGAAGATCATTGATGTCATCCATACTGGCATCCATCAAAGAATCCAGGTCGGTGAAAGCAGCGTTCTTGTTCATGATAAAGTCTTTCAGAAAAATTGAGTTGAGTTGGTTGTTTCGGAGTGTTAGATTAAATCACATTTACTTCATCTATATTACCTCTTTCCAGCTTTGGTTTAATTTTATTCTAGCTATGGTTGACTTGGAAGTTCCATATCTAGTCGCTAACTCAGAGTAACTCATTCTAGTTTCACCTCTGATATTATGCACATCAGTTTCCGACAACTTTGCAGAAGGATTAAGCACTCCCGGCCTAGACAGGCCTCTAGCTCTTCCACGTACTTTTGTGTCGTTCGCATTGTCTTCCAGTGTTCCTATCTCAAGATGCTCTGGATTTATGCAAGCCCTACAATCGCACTTGTGCCGTATTACCTTACCTTTTAAATCAGTTATACTTACATTGTTTGCTGCGGCATACACAAGTCTGTGTTCATACTGAACATCTCCGCCTCGATTGACTTGTGCATATCCACTTATATGCAATGTACGCTTGGTGATTATGCAGTCGTGTTTTGCGTCTTTCCTATAATCGTACATATACAGCTCCTAAAACTATATAATACATTAAGGAGAGACACATGTCAAGCCCCTGTCAGGCTTTCAGCTCCAGGACTGCACGATCTTCAAGCTCAAGCAGCAGTTCAATGTAGTGCTTTGCTTTGCGAAGATCTTCCAGTCCGCCTTTATCTTTCCAACGAGTGACGTATTTGATTACGTTACCTTCAAAGAATCCAATGTCGTTGGCATGGATGTATTGGACTGGTTGAATTGACTTAGCAGCGTAGTGTCTGCCACCAATCTGTACGTCCAGTGCCGAAGTGTTGAGACTAGAGTCTGCCATGGTTTTGCTCCATTGTCAAGTGGGGTTGAAAATAGCTGTTAGTTCCAGCTCACCAGTCTTGTTAGCATCAAGTGACAGAGGGAGTCTGGAACCAGTGATGATTGTGGGACTGTAGGTTGTAGAGGCATATGCTCTATGTTGCTTGTTTGTGATGGCGCAATGCACCACACTGTCAAAGTATTTAGCAGAAGTCAGAGAGAAGTTGCGTGTGCCTGCAACAGGAACAATCTTTTCGCGGCCTTCAAGAGATTCCGATTCCATCTCATGACTAATGCAGCAGATGTTCACATCAAGCACCTGAATAGCAGACAGAATCTGCTCCATCAAACTGCCTTGCACTGCATAGTCAGTGAATGTCTTTTTGTATTCTTCACCTCCCTGCTTCTGAAGCTCTTTGATTATGCCCTTGTTCATTGCACTGTTGGCAAGTTGAGACAAGCTATCAATTACAAGAATGTCTTTAGGGCCAAGGTCAAAGATGTTTACTTCGCTCCATGTTGCGCTGCCATCTTTGAGACACAGTGGACAAGATACTTTTCCGTGGGCGTTGCAGATACGTTTGTTGCCGCCACGAAGAATATCGCGCACAGTATCAATAGCCACAGGGTAGAGACGATGATCCGGAACAGAGATGACATTGACATTAGCGCGTGCAGAGATGGGAAGAATGGCGGGATTCAGGAGAGTCTTGATACCATTCTCAAGGTCAAGCCAGTGGAGCTTAAAGCCCGCAGCAGCAAGCTTGCCAACGAGTGCAGTCTTGCCAGTCTTTGGTGCCCCGTAAACAAGAACTTTGGTGCGGGTATTGGATACGTATTCAGATAGGTTCATTGTCTTAGTCCTTCTTGATTGAGTTCAGTGCTTCTTCATTTTCCAGTCCAAGCGCAGACACCAAAGCAGCTTTGAGTTGTGCGCGGGCAGAGTCACGCTTTAGCTTGTTGATCTTTGCTTCCATTTCTGCAGCCTCTTGCATCTTACGATCATAAGAAGTGTAGTCAACACGCTGCACAACCCAGCTATAGTTAATGTCTCCCATCAGATCAACTTCGATGCCCTGATCCACAGAGACAACGTAAACAACTTCAGGGATACTGCATGTGTCAGATCTGATAATAACTACTACGTTGTCCCCTACTTGCACATCTTGAATGTCGCAAAGATAGGTGTAAACTTTGCCATTTGCAGTGCCTGCTGATCCGTAGAATCGCACCTGAACAGTGAAAGCATTGTCTTGCAGAATAGCATAAGCGTTATTGAGGTTCATTGAGTTTCTCCTTTTGGCGATTGACAATCTCTGTCATGGTGGTTGCAAAATCTACAGTTTCAATCTTGGAAATATCAGCAATGCTTGTGATGCGTGGAAGATCTACATAGTCCATGTGAAAGCGATGTTGGAATGATGTACTGCACATATCAAATTGATCGCAGCGGCGCATGAAGTTATAGCAACTGCGTCCACGCTTGGGAAAGAACTTTAGTTCTGCGTAGTCATCTATCTGGCGATGGAGCAGGAGCTGATCTTGAATCCACTCAGCTTTTTGGTGGGCATGCTTGACAAAATCAAACTGTGTCCATGCCTGTTCTGTAGATGAATATACACAATACAGAACATCATAATCTGCACCACCTAGCATATCAATGACGATTGCGTAAGACAGTGCTTGGTCACTGTTGGCATAGATGGCAGGATCTACGTTGGCAAAGCCAGTAGTCTTGTTCTCTTTGACGCGAAACTTGCCAGTAACTTTGTGACGCAGGACTTCATCAATGTGTCCAGAGTAGAAGTGCCCATCTTCAAAGTCAATGGCGACGGTGGCCTCTACTTTTATGCACTCATAATTAGACAGGTCACTGTCATTGTAGAATTGTTCGTATGCGTAAAGCGCCCAAATTGCTTCCCAGAAACTCTTACCGTTTTTGCGTTTCGGTTTACGTTCTTCATCAAAAAGATCAATGTCCCACGCTTTAATGGCTTCCCAGATTGCCGCTCGAAGATCTTGCGTCTGATCGTAAGTGGCAATACCAGCGCCAACTGCATGACCGAACGCGAATGTAGGACTGTTGATGCGTTCCGCAGTGCCAGTGGCAGCTTGCAGCTTCTTAATTGCAAACTTTCTCGGACAGGAATGGAAGATATCAGAAGTAGAATACGTTGTGAGATTCGCATGACTTGATAGTTTATCGTAGTTTGTTTTCAGTACGGCACTTGCATTGTTGTTTGTAGTGTTGATTGGAGTATCAAGTATTGCATCGAATTGTTCAGAAGTTATCATGATTGCGTGCTCGTATGTAGTCTGTATATACGTCAATCATATCAGAGTAAAACTCTTTCATATGACCGTGATATGATTCCTGTGCAGTATGGTGTAGAAATTGCTGTCTAGCTTCTTCCAGCTTGATGCGTGCAATGTCTACACTGTCAGGCTTCTTGAATGGATTTTTCATAGATCGTCAGCAGTGACTTTCTTGCGACTGCCTGCACCTTTGCCCGCAGCAGCGGCCTTGACAATCTCAGTCTTGGTGTGAATCTCTGCTGCATCAATAATGCGTGCAATCTCATTGTCATCAAGCAAGTGCACAGATTCAGGATAGCTGATGAGAATGCTGTGAGTGTTGCGAAGATGTTGAGATAGCATGGGATCTTTCTCAAGCAGAGATGTCTCCAAGCTAGCCAATGAGGTTTGAAGTCTCATCATCACATCTTTGGGAATCGCGTCAGTCATTTGCATAAGGTTGCACCTTTCAAGTTTGTTGCTCACAAAGCGAGCGCGGTTGAGAAATCTCATCACATTGTGTAGGCACGCCATCTGATCATCAGCAGGCATAGATGCCAAACGCAAGTGTATCATGTTCAAGTCTAGCTTGTTTAAGCCCTGTGTCCATAGACTTGTGGCCAGCCCTAAGATCTTGTTAGCATGCAGTGTATCCACATCGTTACCAGTCAGGACTGGCTTGTACCATTGCAACTTATTTGCCAGCCCCAGAGTATGAGATAGACTGAATGGACTCTTGCCAGTCGTTAAATAAAAACAAATGCCCACGCTGTTGTGAACTAATAGCGTGCGGGCTGCTAGCTCTACAGTCATGGGCTTGATGAAAAAGTTTAATATGGCTGACATGCTATTATACTACATGCGCCCAGGCTTTACCTAATTTAATTGCAGCAATCAGGCTTGCAGATACTCCATACTTTGCAGCTAGTTCGCGCTGGGATAGGCCAAACGTAGATTTTATTTCATGTACCTGCTGCTCAGTAAGTTTAGCTTTAACATGCTTAGATCCTCGAATGGTGTTAGTACGCCCCTTAGCAGACATGTCAGCCATATTTTGCTCATGACTGCCCAATACAAGATGCTCAGGATTTATGCACTTTCTATTATCGCAGACATGCATTACTATTTTTCCAGCTATTGCAGATAGTGGTATGTTGTTAGCTTTACAATATGCAAGCCTGCGGTGGTGCACCATTAAACCTCCAATGTTTAGGCGTCCGTAGCCATTGTGAGTTAGCGCATATGTAATTTCAACACAAGATGTTAACATTTGATTTCCTTCTACAGATCAGTCCTATAAAGCAAGGAGAATGTGATTCGTACATGAGTAGCAGATATTTCTTGTCGCTGAATAACTAGCTTGCTCCAGCCTACAAGTCCTACTCGCGTGCGCGCTGTGTTTTCCGCTGTCTTGACTCTCTTCACGCCATCTTCAACAGTGCGTGCATGGGCCTTGCTGACAGTGACTGTTGCACTGCCAACATGTTTAATGGTATGCCACACACTGTCGTATTGAGACATGATTATGCCATGCGAAACAGGGCACGTAGCGCCGGGGGATATAAAGCTATGAGTTCGCGTTGATATTCAAGCATGTTGTTTCCTTTCTTTTGTTTATAGTCTATTGCAAAACTACAGACAAAAGAAAAGGGGCCAAGTGGCCCCAATTCTCTCGGCAATCAAAGGTTACAGGACAGACAGATCGACTGCCTTCTCCGGCTCCTCGGCCCACTTGGCGAACTTGCCACGGATGCGAGCAGCGCAAGAAGCAGTGTCTTCCAGATTGGCGCTCGATGCCATGTAGATGTCCAGCTGATCAATCAGAACCAGCAGCACTTCGCGGTTGGCCTTAGCCTTGGCAGGCTTCTTGAACAGGTTGATGTGGTTCTTGATACGGGCTTCTTCTTTGCCAGTAGCAGCAACCATAACAGCCAGATAGTCCTCGAAGAAAACAGTCCAATCTTCTTC